TATCCGAGATCTGTTACTTAAAACTAGTGATGAACTAACAAAGGCTAGGAAACAATTCAAAACAACACTTGCAGGAGTAAAGCGAACTACTCAGGCTAGGTCACTAAAACTGACTGACGCACCAGTGAAGGGTGTTAAGTTCCATGATGACTATGCAAGGATCATGGAGAACGGGCTAAAAGCAGAGAGGGCAGTCGATGATGAGAATCTTTTGTTGGCGATTGCTAACAATATAAACCACCTTCAACGCTCTATTGGCGCGTCAATGGACTTGTCTGGTATCGGTATTAACGGACTCCTGATGAGTTATCGTTACCCCGCTTCTACTGGCCTCACGATGAAACATGCTTTCAAAGCACTTGGGGACAAGGATGTTCTTAACAGGTTCTTTGCAGACCACGACAAACTTGCAAAACAAACTGGCAACTTAACTGTTGACGAGATGGTCGGAGAAGGACTGCACCTTGCCGGTGAGGGTGGAGAGTTCATGGTCAAGGGGCCACTGGCTAACTTGCGACCGCTACAGGCAAGTAACCGTTCCTTCGCCGCAGCAGGCAACTCCATCAGGGTGCGTCAGATGTATGTGGAAGTTGCCGAACAACTCAAGAAGGGTAGGACTCTGGATGAGTTGAGGTCGTCAGGTGACCTTGAACGCATTGCAGATGCTGCCAACTCCATGAGTGGTTTCGCCGAGGGTAGGGCTTTTAATACCCTTGGGGATCTTGCCTTGTTCGCACCACGGTTCTTGCAGGCTCGAATGAACACGGTTGCTAGGGCTGGCAGGGGTGCTTATTACGGTGTTGGTGGAAGGGCAGGCGTGACCCGTGCCGCAACGATAGAAGAGAGAATGTCTAGAAGGGCCATGCTACAAATGTTCGGATACGCCACTATCCTTACCTATGGACTTAATCAAGCCTTCGCTCTCACGAGAGGAGAGGGTGTGCTCGATGTAGAAGACTTGGTGGGTATGAACGGTTCTCTTTTCAACCCTATGTGGAGAAACCCATCGACTGGTCGAATAGAACCCAACCCGAATTTCTATTCAATCAAGTCACCTATAGGCAAGGTGAATACGCTTGGAACATATGATTCATTGATGAAGGCTTTCATGCATGCTGCTCAGGGTAATGTGGGCCAAGCACAAAGCCATATGTCCAGCGGTGTGGCAAGGATCTGGCGCGACCTCATGCCTTTCTCAGAAGGTGACTGGCAGGGTAAACCAGTCGCACCTTGGCAAGAGGGTGGTGACTGGGGGAACCTTGTCGAGTGGGTTGCCAACAACTATTCACCGTTTGCTGCTGGAGAGATAGTCGAGGAAACGATAACAGAAACGATCCCAAGAGTTCGGGGAGCCGCACAGAGGGGAGATGCTGTTGGTGTTGCTACTGAGGTAGGAACAGCTTTGGGTGGTGTGGCACTTGAGTTTGGCGGGATCAAGTACGGGCCATTATCCAGAAGAAGCCGTGCAGAGCTTGCCCAGATGGGGGTTCTAAAGGGGAGCCTCGGAATAGACACGATGGAAGACTTGATGAAGTACGAAGGGTACGACACAAGCCTACCCGGATTTAAGGGGCTTAATCTTGGTGAAAAGGTTGAGTGGAAAGATATCCCTAATGCCACGAGGATGGACATCAAGGACAGGGCAGCCGATGACCCGGAGCTTGCCTTTGAACTAGAGCGTCTCGAACAACAAGAATCTTATGGGCCTGCTGCTGACTACTATGCCAAGGTAGAGCAGGCGCAAGAGAAATTGGTGTCTAGTCTGGATGAGTTATACAAAGAGTCGATAAAGGATGAAGTATCCCCGTTGAGACACTACCGACTAGACCCGTCGAATATACGTGGTGATTACTTCAACAGTATAGAGAACGCTAGGGATATTGCAGAAAAGGCTGATGCTTTCCCTGAATATGAGAAGAGGGGATTACGTGCAGCAGAGGACATAATCAACAAGGTTCTGTATGGGGATGACGAGGAATTCATTACAAGTATCACTGGTGGATATTCCCCCTCAGACTCAGAAACGGAAGGGTTTAACTACGAGGAGAATGAGCGCAGGCTGGCTTCGCTATATGCACAGTATGGTGAAGACTTCGTTAATGACATGAAGCAAGCATCCATGCGTAAGAAGTTCCCTGAAGGACACCCCGAACACGAGAGAAAGAAAGTCCAAAAGATGATAGATGATCTCGGATACTTCAAGATGGGTGATACGGCAGCGGAAAGTTTGGGCTTTGTCGAAGAGTGGGAAAAGTATCAGAGCTTATCAACACCGGAACGTGCGAACATGAAGAGAGATAGCAGGGCCATACGAGACATACTTGCAAGAAGCAGCAAGGAGAGGGCAAGACTCAGACGAGTTAACCCTGATCTGGATCAAGCGTTATTGAAGTGGGGGTATGTAACCACACCCGTCCGGGGACTGCTCGAAGGACGCGGATTCAGGGGTAAGGGGTTAAGTGTCACGTTCTGAAACTAACTATATGTTGTGTCTTATCTTGACACTTTACAATATGCTGTATAAAAATGAGTTAGAAGTAGAAAGGAATTTACATGACAACTGAGCCTATTACCGAACCTGTTGAGTCTTCAGGGGACAGCCCGCCGCCGGTTGAACCGTCGGAGCCTAACCCCATTCTTGGTGAGATCACCCGATTAAACCAAGAAGAGGGGACGGTTGACACTACTCCTGATGACGGGGACTCTGGCGAACAGGCTAAACCCGAACAGGCTACACCGGGTCAGCCGGTAGCCGAGGGTACGCCTGCCGAGGGTGCTGCACCTGATGGGGAAGCCCAACAGCAACAGCCCCAGCAGCCCCAGTACACTCCGCAGCAATTACAGCAGATGCAGTTTCAGGCCCAGCAGTATCAAGCACAACAAGCTCAAGATGCGCTGGCGAATGAAGCTCTTCAGTACAGGCAACAGTTAGAGAATCAGGGGTACCTTCCTGAACAGGCACAGCAAGCTGCGTATGACTATATGCAGAGCCAGCAACGCCAGATGGATTTAATGAAACAGGCCGAAGAGTATGGACAACATATTCAGGGCCAGATGCTGGTAGCAGAACATCTTGTCAAGAAACATAACCTTGGCATTGATGACCTTGCAACATTGAGGACATTTAATGACCCACAGTCAATGGAAGCAGCAGCACAAAAGATAGCTGCTGATAGAGAGAGGGATGCCGAACTTGCGAGATTACGTCAGGCACAGGTACCAGCGCAGCAGTTCGACAATTCTCAGGGAGAGCCAAGCGTAGCGCAGAATGACGCTAGTTGGCTTGACCGTTATAACTCAGGTGATAGGTCGCCAAATTCTGTGGCGGCTGCACGGCGAGCAACCGGTCTGGAATAAGACCAAAGGAGGCATGTAATGCCACAGACAGCGACGACTGGTAATCTAGAGAGCGCACAAAAAATCATAATTGCGTCCTCTAGGTACACCGAAGAACATAACGCCCCGGCAATGGCTCTCATCGAGTCTTTCAGTTTGCCCAAGGGTGCGAAACAAGTGACCGTTCCAAAGGTTGGACAGATGAGTATGTCCGATCTCACCGATGGTCAGGACATAGTGGACGAGGAAGACATCGGCATGACCACTGTTGACCTTACGGCATCAGAGGTTGGGGCCAAGATCATCCTTACCGATAAGCTAATCAGACAGTCTGCCGAGAATGTTATGAGCATTGTTGGTAGGCAGCTTGGTGATGGCATGGCAAGGAAAAAGGACAACGACGTTACTGCCCTGTACTCAGGGTTCTCGACTGATCTGGGTGCGGCTGGCAGGTCTATGAGTCTTGCCAACCTATCTGCCGTAGTTGCGTATGCAAAGGGCAACAAGTTTGGTAGTCAGGTATACGTTAATCATCACCCGTTTACGGTATGGGATATTGCCAATACTGCGGTTACCGCTTCCAGCACGTACCCTGTTCCCAAGGGCTGGAGTGAGGACTTGCTCGGCGATTTCTTCAGTGGTCTAAGGCCGCTGAACGGCGTACCTATATTTGAAGACGGCAACATCTCTATTGATAGCAGCGACGATGCCATTGGCGTTGTTGCTGACAAGTCTGCACTTGCAGTACTCAAGTCAGTAGAGACTAGGACTGAGCGTCAGCGTGACGCATCCCTACGGGCGACTGAGCTTGTCATGACCTCAGATTACGGGGTATTCGAGTTGGACGATTCCAAGGGTGCGGCTCTGACACTTGATGCTGGCACACCTGCAACCTCGTAGTAGAAAGGTTTAGCCGATGGTTATGACAACTAAAGAGCGGACTGAACTCCGCAACGAGTTGGTAAGTCAGGGGTATGCTTGGGAGTATGTCGATGAGTGGCAGCCCAAGACTACCCTGTATCTGCACAGGGCAAGGACAAATCCTGAAGGAGATGTCGTAAAGCCTGTAGGCACCAAGATATCCGGTGTTCCGGGTAACCCTGACTATGTAGCTCGTAAGGCCAGAATTGGCATGTTGCCGTATCCACCGAGTGATACCTGCGAGTGCAAGTGGTGTGCTGTAGGTAATGTGAACAAGGACAAGGTGACTGACTCTGGAGAGAAGGTTGACGAGATGCCAGAGTCAGCTACCTGTTCTGAGTGTGGCAAGGTTGAAAGGGCGCTGACATCTCAAGCGGCCCAGATGAAGATTCGCGTCCATCTAAAGACGCACTCAGCGTAGCTGTAAAGATTGGCCGAGGCTATGCTGGGTAAATAATATCGGCTGGTCGCAGGGTGTATAAGAAACCTGTAATTTAGGAGGCTAGAAATGGCATTTCCGACGACGATAAGTGGTAGTTATGGATGGGAAAAGGTGCAGACCTCTGACCAGCGTCACAAGCTGGGAACAGAGATGCAGTTCGTAGACGGTAGAAAGTATCGGTATGTTGAGGTTGGTGGCAGCGCGATAACCGAGGGTTTGCTCGTAGCGAGTGAGGCCCCGGCTGGTAACCACGATGAAGACCTTGCAGTTGCAACTACTGCTGCTGGTTCGACTACTGTTGCAGTGACACTCGGTGCTACTGCGGCGGCAAAGAACCTGTATGCAGAGGGGTATCTGTTCATCAACACTCCCATTCTGGGAACGTCTGCTAACCCGCACGAGATGTACAAGATAAAGTCTCATGCACAGACAGACGCTAATGGTGCTTTGACCGCGAATCTCGATGAGCCAGACGGTCTGGTTACGGCAGTCACCAACGGTACAGAGACGGTGGGTCTAATCAAGAGTCCGTACAAGGACGTCGTTGTAGCCCCTGCCGCTGTTGCCGGTAGGTTTGTTGGTATAACAACCATGAGCATGACGGCAAACTACTTTGGCTGGGTGCAGGTAGCTGGTATAGCTACGGCAGCTATAGACGGTACACCGGCAGTTGGTACGCTGGTAGGCGCAAGTTCCAACCACGCAGGACAACTCCTCGCAGTTGGCGCAGATACGACTCCCGCGATTGCTAGGATGCACGGTAAAGCCGGTGTGGACAACGAGTATCACACTGTTATGTTGATGAACCTTTACTAGAATGGTTTCGGAACTCTGGACTCCACCGGGGGTAACGCATACTGGCGTTACCCCGGTGGGACGCAACGCTGAGACTGCCGAGCCGATATATGAATATCAGTTCAGGGTTCACGACGAGGTGACTGATCGGTCACACGATTTCAAGGTACTGGTAGACAATCAAGTGAGTAAGGCCCATGTTGAAGAAATGGTTGGGAACGCTTTTGAGAGTTGGCTCATCGACGTTAGGCTCAGGCACTCGAAGCCAGCCCCAACGAAAGCGCAAAAGAAAGAGATAGGCAAGATCTTGAATGATATTCGTATCAATCGAGACAAGCGTAAGTTGTCCTCGAATAACAAGATCTACTATAACGGCCTACAGTAGAGGTTAATGTCAGAAGATTTACAGGTAACTGAAGATGATCTGGCTACGTTGCTGAGAAGCAAGGTGAACCAGATAACCAACTTGGAGTTGCAGATGGCAACATTAACCAGAACGCTATCGGAGCGCAATGCCGAGATAGCGGAGTTAAAAGGAGAAGCTGATGCCGAAAGTCGGTAAGAGGCACTATCCGTATACAAAGAAGGGCAAGGCTGCTGCTAGGAAAGC